ATGACTCAAAAATATTTTGAAAAAAAAAGCTCCACAAAAGTAAAACAACCCCACAGTAGTATCAGAACTGTTGTGGGGTATAGTTTTGCACGAAAAATTGATTTTGTTTTACTGTTTTTAAAAATTACTGATTTGTTTTAAAGTTTGCTTAAAATTTTAAAACTTTAATTAAACATTTCAAAAGTTTTGAAAATTGTTTGAAAACTTTTAAAATAGTGTTTAAAGTTTTCAAAATTAACGAAAGAATTTCAAAAATTAATTAATATCGTTAATTTTTGAATTATCTAACTAGATAATACTTAAGGTTACGATAAAGGTACTTATAACCCTTATACTTGCCTGATGTGATAACTGCAATTACAGTAAACTCTCTATTCTTATCCAGCTTTTTAGTATATGCAATTTTGCCATTACTAACTCTTGAATAAGCATTGCCTTTTACAACTGTGATTTTATTGTACTTTGATAAGGTCTTATCATCAAGATGTGAGTTAACAATATAGCCTGATTTATTGCCATATTTGACCTGTGACCAACCATTACCTAAATCCTTAACAAGTTGTACCTTAGCACCCTTCTTGACTGTGGCAACGCTTTTGCTTGTGTTACAAATAACATCAACATATGCTTTCTGCCTTAGTGTGCTTTCTTTAGTGACAACACAATGGTTATATTTAAGTTGGTTCTTAAACTTCTTCCAAATTGTTTTGTTGTCACCTACCCAGCCAGTCCAACCTGGACAAATCTTACTGCACACGTCATAGTGTCTAACAACACGACTTGCAGGAATGTTATATGTATTCATTAGCTTTCTTGCTAATGCTACTGTATTTGCAAAGGTTTTATCTGAGATTTTACCTTTGGTGCTACACATTTCAATGCTGATTGAATTGTAATTATTACATATACCAAATAGATTGTTGTGACCATAATTTTTACCAACTGCCCAAGATGTGTTATTAGGTGCTACCACCTCATATACATTGGTATCATCAACAAAATAATGTGCCGATGCACCACGATTATCATTATAGAAATAGTTAGCGTTAGCCTTTGCAGTATCTGTTGAATTGCCTGTGTAGTGGATTACAATGTACTGTCTGCCACTGTTACCTTTTTCATAATTACACTTTGTATGTAACTTCTTTAGTTTGTATGACATTATTTATCATCCTTTCCTTTGTTCTGTAATACATCAATAGCCTTATTAATAATAGCCGGTAATGGTAAACCCATTAAACCGGCATTTTCTACGATAGAGATTAGTTCATTAGCCATAAAGCCTATGATTACGGCATCTCTTATGTAACTAGTACCAATTGCTAAATCAAGCCTATACGCAATTAGCACAAATAATAGGGTCATGCCCTTCTTGCATAACCCTTTCCAACCTGCTTTACTTTCTAATGCACCTGATGATGTTTTCTTGCTATTGTGGAATATACCGGCAACAACAAGACCTGACACATAGTCAATAGCCATAAATAAACATAGTGTTACCAGAGCAGTATCCCAACCACCAAACAACCATGCAAAAAGTCCACCTACTGCACCAATAGCAGTACAAATCCATTCTTTCATCTTAATTCTCCTTTTCAGTATCTAATGTGACATCTTCGGCAAAGTCACCGTTTGAGTTCTCTGTATCTTCGTTAGTTGTTTCAGTTTCGACAACTGTATACCAACTGTCGATAGTTAGCATATCATCATCTGTTAAGACTGACTTACTATACCAGCTTAGTGCGTATGCTCTGACTTGGTATTCATCCAACCTATTTCGCATTGTTGACAAAGTTTTGATTACAAAATCATGTAAGCTAAACATTATTACATCACCTCACTTTCGTGTGCAACAATAGCAGTTGCCAGTTCGTTAAATTTGTTGTCAATGTAATTCTTTGTGTCAGCAATATAAGTTAGCTGACTGTCGCAGTCTGATACAACAGTTGTTGACGGATAGTAAGTGTGCAAATTCAAAAATTCATTAATCTGTTCTTTAGTTAAATTTAAAACTGTCGGTGTTTGCTTTACCCCAACTAAAATAATACCGTTATTTTCATCAGCACAATTCTTTAGTGTTGCTTTTGTATCGTTAAGTGATAAACCTAAGTCAACATACAATGTATTTGTTCTTATATCAAAACAAGGATATTTTTCTGTACCGGCAAAAGCAAAGAATTGAAGTACATTACAAAGTGGTGCATATTTAACAGAACTATTAGCCCATTGCGTTGAATTTGATAATGTTAATGTACATCTATGGGTGTTTGTGCCACTGGGATTTTCTTTCAGATTATCAAAATCACTACTCTGCAAAACTAACTGTTGTAAGTTTTGTGTTATGTAACCTGTACCATCGCTATTTACTGTTAGAGTATCACACACATTTCCTATACCTCTTAAAGTACATTGAATATTATTACTTTGTCTGTCACTGTCATTTGAAAAAGTGATACTCGGATTGTTAATATTATTAATATCAACAGGATTGGTTGGTGATGGTACTGCACTTTGTGTAGATTTACCGTACACAGTTAATCCAACAATATTACTGTTGCTACTGTCAGTAATAACTGCACTAGTTGACTTATCTGTTGTGACTTTAATTTGCGAATTAGACATAGTATTACAAATATAAGGCTGTAATTGATTTGCTAACTCTAATGTACTTCTTTCGATATTGTAGGATAGAGGCATATTATCTTTATATTTAGATTTGCATAAGCAAGGGTGTAAGACTACATCAATATAGTTAAAAAGTGTACCAGTTTGGACTGACAGTATAATTTCACTCAGATTTTCGTTGCTTACCGTAAATGACTTTTCAGAATAGTAAGTTTCTTTTTTATCTTTGTCAACTAATGTGATTTGGCTATAACAGTTGCTTTGTCTATTAGTAGTCTTACCACTAGTAATGTAATACTCTCCATTTTCTAATGATATTGACTTTACTAACATTGACACATATTTTTTCGTTGGTGTACCTGTGATATGATACCCCCCATCATCTGTTGCCGTTGCAGTTAATCCATTGGCAGTTTTACCATTTAAAATAGACCAATCAAAAAGATTATAACTTTGCACTAGATTTGCTTTGCTTTTGTCTAGTTGGGCAATATTCGTAGCATTTTGGACAATATTCGTAGCATTCTTCTTTACTGCTGTATCATTGTTTGTCTTGTATGCATTAAAATCAGCTTTCAAACTTTCAATATCAGCAAGAGGTGTTTCTAACTTGGTATTGATTTCATCAACTGACCTATTAAAATTCTGCCTATCAGTATTTGCCTGTTCAACAATGCTATTAGCTTTGCCAGTTAGTGCTTGTACATCTGTTTTGTGCTGAGCTTCAATACTTGTTGCTCTGTTCTCCCAATCAGACTTATCTGCATTTACTTGTTTCTTCAGCGACTTAATAGCACTTGCTAATAGTTCATTTACATTGATGAAGTTATCATCATTTGAGTAAACAATACTAACACCATCCGGTACTGCACCACTTAGTATTTCAACATTGCCAACTGTGTTATCAATATAAATAGTCTTTAGTGAGGTACATCCACTAAAAGCACCATTATTAATTTTTGCAACATTATCTGCAACAAATACTGTTACAATATCTGTTTGACTAGTTGCAAAATCACCTGCACCCAATGCATCTGTTTGTCTTGCATTCTTCAACACATTGTCTGCTGTAAAGGTTGCAGAATAGCTAAAGACTATGCCTTTGTTTGCTTTTTCAATACCGTCATCCATCTGATTCAAACTAGCCGACAAAATCGGTGTGTTTGATGATGGGGCATCTTCCCAACCTACTTTTTTATAGCTCATTATAATTCTCCTTTCGCCTCTAGTGTATCTGTCAAAGCCTGAATTCCACTAAGGGTTCTTGACAGGATAACACTGCTAACTACTGTCATTTTCTGTTTACCGTTTTCGTATAATGGAGCACCGTTTACATCAGTCTCATACACATTGAACTGTACATTGTCCCCAACCTGTACCCAAGGTCTGCCATCTGTTGTGGCAGTAAATGGGGTGTAACTACAGTTATAGAACCTTTTTGTAATGTCACTAGGGTCACCTTTATTATTCTTGTAATTGTACAAGTCATTAAGTATATGCCAATTAGATGTATTCATATCTTCATTCTGCCAACAAATTACATTTTTCGTTAAGTCATATACTTTTGTTTCATTGTCCGGTATTTCCGTATTGCCCGGTCTAAATGTAGTTTCTTTTTCGGTTGTCTTTCCGTCAAGATTTCCACCATACTTCCATTTAAAATCAGTATAGCCCTTTACTATGTAATCCTCATAGCTTAAATCCTCATAAAAGTCATATACTTCAGGTGAGTCTGTAGGTGATATATAAACCAACCCAAAATTGCCTTTTACAGTATCTCCTTTCTTCTCTAATGCATCAGAAAAAGGAGATATAAAACCAAATACACCGATCATTTCACAACAATCCCTTAGTACGCTACCGGATGTTACTAGATTGTTCCTATCCAATAACCAATGACCATTCCTAGTTTTAAAATTATAGATTTTGTAATTAACTCCATTGGTACTAAAAGTGTTTGTTAAAATACCTGATGTTTCACTTACTGATGGATGATAAGTTAAGTTAATAAAGTCAGACATTACAGTTCCTAGTGGTCTGAATGTAGCATTCTGCCATTCTTCAAATAAACTTTTTGTTCCATCTTTTTGGTTCAGCTTTGCCATATAGTCGTATGCAGTAAGTTTATAAATGTGTTTGTCATCTCCATCACGCTGAAATTTATCAACATAGCCACAGAACAAATTCCATGTTTTTTCTTGTACTTGCCTACCGGGATAGATTTTAGCTGATGGATACAGAGTACTTGACGGATAGATATAGTCACCTAGATAACTTTGAGTTAGTCTAACATATATCCATTTATCCTTTATGTTGTTGCCAAAAATTCTGTCATCAGTATCACAAACTGAAATATTAAACTCAGAGGCTATGCAACCCCCAAACTTCAATGTACTTTCACTGCATATTGACTGTTTGAGGGTCATACTTTCTTCAACAATATTATCCATTGTGATGGTTGCTATATCTGAGTTATTAGGAAAAAGAATTTCAACTGTATTTTCCACAAGGTCATTAATAATATGGTCCTTAATTTTGCTATCTACTGTAATCATCACATCACCTCAATATTCAATAAAGGTAAGTTCAAGAGCCTTGTACTCTATATCTGTACCCTTAATAACTTTTGTTGTGTATGTAATATCAGGCATATAACAAACCATCTTACGATACTTCATTAATTCTTCATCCCAATACATTACATATAGCTTTCTTTGTTGCTTGTGAATAAACGCATTGTTAAGTGTTTTCCTGATTGACTTTAGTTGTTTTAGGTGAAGTGGTATTGTCTGAAACACTATTTTAGACTTATAGTTTGGTGAGGTGACTCTATGTAACTTATTCTTGGTATCTCTATAGGCTTTTAGTTCAGTTCTTTGTAGTGGTGTTGATTGATATGATTCCTTAGCCATTAGGTCGTGTGGGAATGGTGTATAATCAACTTCACTTGCGTTTACTACTTTACCGATATAAATAAGAGTACCGTTAAATTTATCAAAATCAAAATTAGCCATAAAATCACCTACCTATGCAAATGCAGACTTGCCAAACCTTTTACGGTAGTCACTGTCCTTATTAACCATTCCTTTGAATATAACTTCACCGTCAAGATTAATGGTAAGGTTAATATCCTTATCATTACCACCAAAGTTACCCTCAGCCATAGCCTCTAAAAATGCTTGTTTCATTGTTGATAATGGGGAAACAACCTCAGTTTCTCTTTTGTTATCGCCAAGCATTGCTAAAAATTCACCGTGAGATGCCGGAACAACAGTACCGGTAGCTAACTTAGGAATTTCCCAATCAAAGTCCATAACTGGAAACTCTTTCTTTAAACTATCTTCGGCAGTTTGATACCATTCGTCACCTAAGAAAATACTACCAAGCCAAGTAACCATTTCAATTATTAGTCTAAATAAACTTAACACTAAATTAGGAATAACATTAACTATTAGTTTAAGTGCTAAATTGAGAATAGATATAAAAAGATTTGCTATTGCTTTTACAAGTTCTACAACTGCTTTTTCAATTTTACTGTTATTCTTATTATGACTAAAGCCATCAGCCATTTCTTGCGTAAGGTCATCTAAGAGGTCGCCAATTCCGTCAACTAGTGTTGAACAGGCATTAACAAGTAGAGTAAAAGCATTAACAACTATTTCAGCCCAATCTACATTATCAAAAGATTTCTTAATACTAGCAGTTATACTTTTACTTGTTTTTCTATCTGTAAACACTTTATTCAAAGACTTTAAAAGTTCATTAACGATAGTTCCTGCTACCGACAATAACTTAGCTGCTAGGTCTCCACCCTTTTTTACAGCAGTTCTTACTGTTTTTAATAAATTATTGCCGAATTCTTCCCAATTGATATTGTCGGTAAAAGATTTGAGTGCAGTAATTGCACCACCTAAAAAGCCCCAAAAAGCATTAGATATGGAAGTTATAAATTTGTGTCCCCCTCCTTTGTCTCCAAAAAAAGAATTAAATGTTGAGGCTAGTGACTCTCCTACTTTCTCCCAATTAATTTCAAGCTGAAATCCATTTGCAAAATCAAAAACACCTTTTAGAAGAGTAAAGAAAAGTTTTGAAATGTTTTTCCAATTGATTTTGTTTAGCATATCTTTCAATGCTTGTGCAGTTTTTGAACCTAATTCAGTAAAATCAGGGTCACCAACAATAGTCAGAGCCGTAGTAAAAACACCATTAATCATAGAAGATACGGCATCAATAACTAACTGTACATCAAGAGTATTGAACAATTCTGTTAAAGCATTTCTAATACTTTCGCCTAAAGCAATCCAATCAAATTCTTTTGCAAAACCAAGTGCAAATTCAAAAATACCATTGATACTTTCGCCAAGCAGTTTGGCTATTTCAATAAAGTTTATAGACTTAATTGCACCATTAAGAAAACTAGCAATACTTTTCCCTAACTTTTTCCACTTTATCTTTTTAATGAGTGTGTATAGAAAGTCTATAGCTGTCATCAAACCATTACCTAGCGTAGTGCCAAGTAGGAACCAATCAATCTCTTCTATAGCACCATTAATGAAATCAGCAATATTACTAGCAATATTCTTAGCTTTTTGTCTTATGCTTTTCCAATCGATACTTGACAACACCGAATTCAATTTTTTTGATAGTATCTTCGCAACTTCTCCATAATTACCTTTACTAATTGCCTTTTTTAGTTGGTTAGCAAAGTTACTAAAAGGTGTTGCAACAGTTTTGAACTGCTTCCCATTAGAAGCATTACTGTCTTTGGTGTTATTTGAAGAACTAGACTGTTCCATAACATTAAGTTGGTCGTAAGAGGCTAAATTCTTTTGATTTTCTTTTGTGGCCTTTGTGTTAGCTTTAGTACTTTTAGTAGTTGTGTCAAGGCTCTTGGCATAATTCTGTTGAACCTTTACTGCCTTTACATATGAGGATTGACCGGTTAAGGCACTAAAAAATTCTGCCACCTTGTTAGTAGCTTTACTTAAAGTATCCATTAAACCGGTTAGTATAGGGGTAACAACTGTTAAGATAGGCAAAAAAGCAGTAGCAATACTGTTTTTCATATAAGTAAACGAAGTCAACAATGCTGATAATTGTTTATTCACTGCAGGACTTTCTTTAGCCATTTCTCCTAAACTATCCTTTAAAGCCTCAACGCCACCTTGGATAACCTTATAAAGTAACATTCCACCAATAGCTTGTTTAATTCTATTTAAAGCCTTAGCAAAGCCACCCATTTGGCTACTGGTCTTTTTAGTATGAGAAAATAATTTTTTAAGATGACTACCAATTTTTTTAATACCACTAACAACGGTATTACTAAAAACAGTTTTCATCTTTTTACCAAGATTTTTTATAGCAGTAGTAAATTTCTTTAAAATATCAGTATTAATATTGGTCTGCTTTGAAGTAGTTTTTTCTTTACTTTCAGTTTCAACTAATCTAGCTTTATAAGTATTCAGTTGTTCATTAAGCCTTGTTAATTTCTCTTGTTTTTCCTTATATTCAGCCGTATCTTTACCGGTAGTTGAATTCTCGGCACTTCTAACGCTCTTCAGCTTAGCCTCATATTCTTTCAGCTTATTTTCTGTTTCAGTAATCTGTTGCTGGACTTTGTTCCACTCTTTGTCATTACTTAACATACTATCAAGATATTCTGTGCCTAGCCCTAAGTCTGTTAAATCTTTCTGCTTAGAATTGCCTATTTCATCAGCTTTGTTATAAAGGGACTTTAACTGTTCTTTAGCTTTTGTAATATCTTTTTCGATACCTGCTGATATATTAGTTTTAATAGGTGTATTAGCCATTTCCCTTAGACTATCTTCTAAAGATTTAATCTCTCTAGTGGTCTGAGCAATCTTATTTTTTAGATCAATAGCCTTTGAGGACATATTCTTTGTGCCTTTGTTAAAACCGTCTGCATCAATTTTAGTGTCAAAAATGATACTACCATCTGTAGCCATATAACCCCTCCTTCCTAAAATTGGGTATAAAAAATGCGTACACCACTTGATGTACGCATAAGAAAAGCCACCCCATTACAGAGTGGCTAATTTTTATTTAATTTTGCTTGAATCAGTATTGATATTAAAATATTTAACATCAATTAAAGGAACTGTAACACTTGATTTTAATAAGCCTGTATATGTATATTTTCCTTGACAAGTACCATAAACAGTTATAATATCGTCTTCCAATATTCTGTCTTCATCTTGTGGGATTTCTACATTAAGAAGAATTGTATCGTCCCAATAGTCCAAGTCATTCTTTGTCATATTTAACCGTACTGTGTATTGAGTATTATCATCAAGAACATTATCTTCTTCAACAACCTGCTCCACTTCACCGGTAATTTTAAAATGGTCACCTTTATATTTATTTGGGTTTCTTGCAAGTGTTTTGTAATCAATGGTCTTACAGGATGATTTATAGTCCATCTCTGACATTTCTGTTTGAGTTGTTTCAACGCTATTATTATCCTCAGTCTGCTTTTTCTTATTTTCACTTATAATTGCTGCAAAAATCACTAATGCCACAAGAAAAATTATTAACCAAAACCACCACTTTTTATAGAATGGTTTTATTTTGTTTCTATCAGGTAAAACTCTAATAACAGTTTGGTTGCTCACTTGTACATTACCCCTTACTTATTAAGTATATACATTATAATATAACAAATTTATCCAAGTGTCAACAATATTTTTGTGCATATCAAATAATATTATTAATGAAATCTAGTTCTTGTTGTTCATCTTGTGAAGTAGCTTTTCTCTTTAGGTCTATTAACTCTTTGTGGGTACTGTAAAATTCTCTCTCCCACTTTTCAAGTTTCTTTCCTTTAGACTTCTTACCTCTAATGTTCATTACCTGTGAAAACAAGCCATCTCCAATTTCATTAAATAGACCTAGAAAAGTCCACCAATGAAGGTACTTAACTTCTCTTGTTTCGTAACCGGCTACTTTATTAATAGCCGGAAAGATTATACTTTCATCTTGTTCCCAATCAAGTATTTTTCTTTGATTTTGAGATTTTGGAGTATCTCCACCATCAAGGAACCACATTGCTTTTTTAATAGCTTGTTCTGTATTAGCCGGTACTTCTTTATACAAACACTTTAGACATACTAAAGCCTTACAATATTGGTCTAGTTCAGGGTCATTGAATGCTTGAAATATTAACAATGCAACACGGAAATCTGAATTAATTTCATATGTTGCATTGTCAATTTCAAGGCTTTTAGGAAGTTCACCAATCATTTTACTTTAGATGTGTACTTGCTAACTTTTCTTTCAATTTTCTTCTGTTCTGTAGAAATATCTTCTTTGATGATTGGGAGTACTGCCTCTAGAAAGTTTTCAAAAATAGGCTTACCACCGGCAATGCTAATACAATTAGTATTACCAAATATAGTATCAGAAACATCGCCATCAAAGACATAATTAATTTGTTTTCTTACTTCATTGTCTAAATAAGAAAGTGTTTCTATTGCATTATCAGCAGTAGCACTATTACACTTATCGGCTATCTTCTGTAGTTCCTTTTCTGCTTTATCTATTCTAGTGATAACATTCATATCGCTTGTGTTAATACGCAAAATTCTACTTTCATCACCGTTAATAGAATATTCTTTATATCCAACATCAAAACTTAAATTGTTCATTAGACTTCTCCTTATACTGCTGTAAATGTTGGTACTTTGTTAGTAATAGCAACAGTACCTTTCTGACGATTGCCTTCAAGTGAAACATTGTAAGGAATATTTACACCACTATTGTTACCGCCTGCACCACCGTAAGACTGTGGCTTTACAAAACAATCTTCTATCCAAGCACTAGCACCTGTAACTGCACCTGATGCATCAATAGTAGCATTGTTATCAATAAGCACTTCAAGAATTTTTGTTCTGCAATTTTCTCCTGTAAGTCTATTCATAGCAATGTCTTTTAGCTTGTCAAAGATTTCATCTTCTGTGTCTGCATAGTATGTTTCTACACCTAGAGTTGGTGCGTAACCATTATCAATAGTTTGATCAAGAATATTCTTTGAGTCTGCCTCCGGATTCAGCTCCATTGATAGGTCCTCAATATCTCTACCGATTAGGAACCAACTAGGTGTCTGACTTCCAAAACTAGCGTCAATATAATGCATTAAGTAACTTCTTTTTAGCTTACCTGAATACTTGCTAGGTGTTCCACTTACTGCTTTTGTTTCTGCCATAATATTACCTTCTTTCATTAAAAATCAATTTTGTATTGTGATATAATCTGCAACTGATATACCACACCGTTATTCATATTGCCATTTGGTATTTCGTAAATCATACCATTTGAACAAGTTAACTTTGTTAGAGTGCCTGTATACTCTTTGTCACCCACCTTGACAGTAACTTCTTGATTATCTGCAAAATGTTCAAGGTACATTTGAAGTGAGAGTAAAGCACCTGTATTTACCATTCTGTCATAGTCATTAACGGACTGATACACTGCATACAGAATAAAGTTATGTTGTCTTGTCTGATTACCTAAAATATCTTCTTTTAGCAATGTATCACCTGTTGAAGATAGTCCGTAACTATCAATTGTATCATCTGTAAAGTCAATAGAAATTTCATTACACACTTCATTAATTTGTGGAAAACTCTGCAAAGCTGACTTTACTACTTCAATTATGTTCATTTCACATTACCACCTAAAATTTTTGCAGTACCGTTCAGGATAACATCTTCCTTATCCTTTTTCATTCGTTCAAACCACATCTTACCTGCTAAAGGGTGTTTAGCAGTTGAATACTGTAGCTCTCTACCGGTAGGGTATTTCTTTGGTGGACTGTAAAAGCCTACCAATTCACCATTCTTGTATAGTGGAATATTAGGACCATAAACAACACCATAGTATAAATACCTTGCATAAGGTCCTAACTGTACAACCTTACCACTACCTATAACTGTACCTACTGTGGCAGACTTAAACAGAAAGCCTGTATCCATAGGTGTGTATGGTATCATCTGCCTTATAACTTCATTGTCTACAAACCTTTGTGCCTTTTGAAATTCCTTTTCAGTTAAAGAACCAAAGTTACTACGCCATTTAAAATTTAAACTTCCGTTAGGTGTGTTTATTGTGCTATCTTGTGGCTGACTAATAATCATACATTCACCTACTTTCCACTAATCTTGATGTGTTGTAACCTTTTAGCACCATAGTCCTTGATGTCTATTGACATAATAGTGTTGTAACTAAAAGACTTGTTAAACTCCTTCATACTTTCCGATACTGTCTTTTGGTCGGTATTATTAAATTCAAAGTCACAATAACCTTTTACAATAAGGTCTTGTGAGGGTTTCTTAGGCACAATCTTCATTCCTGGGAAAACATCATTAGCCGGTAACAAGCTACTGCTAGGAGTAATTACAAGGCTATCAAGTGGTATATATACAGTTACACTGTCAGCATTCTGTAAACCACTTTTCATAACATTACTTGCCTTGTTCTCTTGCCAATGACAATGGGGTACATAAAACTTACTGTACCCCACTCCATTAAAATGATATATTGTACATTTAAAATTAGTAATCACTTTACACCTCTGTACAATAAACCTGTACCACTTAGCCACATATAAATTGCAGACTTAATTTTCTTTGACAAAACCTGTCTTTTGCTTTCTGTACTTTCATATGTAACTGACATATCTCCTGTCTTGTCGGAGGTTACATAGTTACTACTATTTTGTTCTGCATGATAAAGCAGTTCAGCCACTTCACAACAACACATTTTTACTTGTTCAGGTATATCGCCCTCATCAATGTTGTCACAAGTATAGTGCCTAATATAGTTAGTTGCTTTACGGAAATAAACATAAGGGTTAGCAGTATTAATGACTGCACCTTGATATTTATTTTTATAAAAATCCATATTTGCATAAATCATCATACTGCTTTACCTCTTATACAGATACTGACTGAGTAGCTGTGTTCTGTGTTACTGTGTGACAGTAGATACCTGCTACTTTGTTCTGATACACCCTAGCAATACCAACATTACGATAACCAAAAGTCCATGCGTCTGCATCAGGGTTTGCGTTAGGGTCAATAATCTTAGGTACTTTGTGCTTGGTGTACTGGATTACTGCTGACTTATGGATAATCTCAAAGTTAATATCAACAGATTTAGCTGACTTAGCATAGCCACCTTTTTCCTGACCACTGGTCTTACCGTCATTTAGTGTAATGTTAGTCATAAATCTTGATGAAGGTACAGGAACAATCTTAGAAAATCTTTCAAGTACCTTTCTTGACTTTGTTGTATCCATATCATCAATTACACCGTAAAGGTCTGAACGAATGTACAGAATTCTGTTATCCGTAGGTACTTCGTCATCATCCATCTTTGCAGTAGCAGTACGAAGAGCCTTGATAATACTGTCACCTGTAGAAAGGCTACCATATGCAGAAGAAATACCCTTGATACCTGAGTATGTAGAAAATCTAAAGGCATCCAGTTCAGGTACTTCTTTAGTACGGATAAACTCACCTGCAAGTCTGCCAAATGCAATACCGGCAGTTTCAATATTATCCATACTGTCAACGGTAAACTTTCTGCCTCTATCGTAGTTACAAGCTACTGTCTGATTCTTAATAGTTACATCACCGTTAATGTAACCACTGTTACGGTCATAGTTAGCAAGACCGTCCATTTCAATCATTGGAATAATCAGTTCGTTAGCATTAGCACCGGCTTGTGCAAGTTCTGACGCACCGTCTAAATCAGAAGTAAGTGCAGCATTCTTATACACTTCATCAAGAAGTGGCACATAGGATTTTGCTAATTCAATAGTATTTGCCATAAAATAAAACCTCTTTTCTTAATTAATTATTTTCTTTTGGTTCACCTAAACCCATAGCAGACCTAATGGCTGACATTGAGTCAGGTTTAATATTTGTGTTACCGGTATTCTTTACCGGATTTTTGATAGGCTCATCTGACTTGAACATATAGTCATTTTCTGTCTTTACATCCTTGATAGCCTTTTCAATATCTTCTGCTTGATTTTTTGATGTTTTAAGGTTGTCAAGGTCAAGCAAAGCCTTAACAGCTTTACTGTTCTTTGCACCACTTTTTGATAAAGCCGTATCAAGTACAGAAGTAAACTCCATATCTGCAATTTGATCCTTGTACTCTTTATCCTTGTTTGCAAGTTCTGTTTCTAAATCTTGGTTGTACTGATTCAGAACTTTATCAATAATATCCTTATCAAGTCCTAAATCTTCTAAAAATTCTCTTTGCATAATAGCTCCTTTCGATACGCTTTTTTAACGAGGTAGCACCTCTTTCTATCCTTAGTTTAACGACTTAGGAACGGTCAATTTTGGGTATAAAAAAAGCACCTTACGAAATGTAAAGTGCTTAAGTAGCAGTATTTTGTCACGAAACATAAAAAGTATAAAAACTAATAGTCTAGACAATCGTTATTCATCATCATAATCAACAATCATTTTATGCCTTCCTGTTTTTTTATAATATTCATCATCAAGTTTTCTTACTTCATCTTTAATGTATTCTGGGGCATCTTTATTTAGCCGTCTATGACAAGTATTATCCAAATGAGACCATTTTATATACTTATTAAATATCTCAGTCATAATTATTTATCCCCCTTAATGATATTTGCAACTTGCTTAGATGTGTATTTTGCCTTCTTATTCATACTTTCTGCAATACATTCAGATATAAATTCATTTATATCTTGCATAGCATATTTTGATACGGTATATTTACCTTTAAATTTATTGTTATCATATTCAGGTAATGAACGCATTATATCCTGTATTGCTTTTAATTTTTCATCCCACAATGGGTCATTTAACTTATGTTCAAGCTGAATTGCATGACCTATTTCGTGCCTTATAGCGTGTAAATAATGTGCAGTTGACCATTCACCTGACTTGTTCATTTCCTTTGCTTTTTTAGTGTGTTCTGATACAAAACTTTTCTTATTAGCAAATCTTAACACTAATTCTCTTGAATTATCATTGTATGAGCCATATGTACTCAAATTACTATCACTAAGAACACCAACAGAAGATATAGTAGATATGTTTCCAAACTTCTGTTGCATATTCTCATATTCTGTATTAAAGATTTTCTTAACATCTTTAGTTACACCTTTTTCAAATTCTATTATACCACTATCGTTACTTTTTTCAATATTTGATTTACTGTTTTGTATAGTTTTTTCAAAGTTGGTGTTGTCACCAGAATCAGAAAGTTTATGTACACCATTTTCAATAGTCTTTGTACCGTTACTCTTAGCCACCTTACTACTTTTATCCAGTTTAGCACCTATGTTTCCCAGCCCGTCAATATTTACTCTTTGTCTTTGTTGTGGTAGGTTCATAGCCTTTGAAAGTCTTGCATATTCGTCTGAGGTTTTGTTGTACCTTGCATTAGCTGACATTATGTCATCATCACCGGCACCACCCTCTGTAAGCAGTTTTATCTCTTGTCTTTCTGCTCTCATTATGGTTTCAAGTTTTCTTTGTCTTTGCAGAGCCTCATACTTTGTGTAGCTTTTACCTCTGAACTCTCTTTTCTCATTATCTTCTTGGTTCATTCGGTTTAGTTCTTCATCTGTATAAGTCCTTTCTGATACACCTTTAATAAATGGATAATAGTTGTGATAACAGTTAGCACCACAAAGCCCTGTTACTGTACCCAGTCCACAAACTGAAACCAATTCTTCCTTGCTATAAACCCTACCTTGCCAAGGTTGATGGGTAGGTCTTGCCCCACTATGATAAGTAGTTTCAAAATAGTTTGTTTCAAGTTTTTCTGCATTACTCTCATTGATATTTGCCACTATCTGATTATAACCTGTAAGGACTGCTCTCCTTACTGCTACCGATACTCTACTGCTGTAACCACTGTCATAGTCAATGTACCTTAGTCCTGAGTTAGTCATTTCTTTTACTGTATTTCTCAGTACAGTATTGTAATCAAATGCACCTGTTGCAATCTGAGTTATTGCCTTGTCAAGAGTGCTTTGGTAGTAGTCTGTAAGTGGTGTATATGTTAGCTTAGTTGAGTTAGGTTCTCTAAGTGCAAAGCCTAAAGAACCGGTAATGTTCTTTAGCTCTCCTTTAGTCTGAGTTATCATAGAATTAACAAGTTGTTGAAGTTGTAAGTTATCTTCATATGGTATGAAACTTTTCCCAACTGCATCATAAAGGCTTTTATCTCTTGCATAACCACTGCTTATAACATTAGAAAACACCTTGTCTATCTGTTCATCAGATAGGTTCAAGGTGTTCTTGATATAACTCTTTATTTCTTCTTTACTTTTTCCCAATTCATAAAGTCTGTTAATTTGCCAATCTGCTGACCTTGTAATCTCCTTATTATTAGACTGTAGCTGTCTAATAATGTCAAGCATAATAGTTTGTTCCAGGTCATTAAAAAGGCTCACTATAGGCTGAGGAACAGACTCTATATCCTTCTCGGTAATTTGCATTAATCTTTACCTATAAAAGCCAGTACGATAACTGTAACACAAATAATTGTTGTAATAATAATTGAACTACTCATTCTATCACCTCAGCTTTTTGTGGTAGGTTCTGTAAGGCTGTATCAATGTCTTCACCCATCCACTTTGCTCTGTATTCCTCAGGTCTTAGGATACCTAGGTTAAGGTCCTGTATATCCTGTTTCCTCTCAGTTTCTTCATCTGTCTTAATGCTATCTTTAAAGTCACAAACAAACTTGTAACCACTTGTAGTCATTGAATTATAAAAAGCTAAAGCATACACAAGGTCCTCCATACAATCCTTTAAATTCTCCTGAATTGCATTGACTGTGTTATACTTTCTGTCTTTAGCCGACTTAATTTCCGTTGCAGTTTTTGCCACTGTTGCAGGGTCGGACAAGTCACCATAAGCAAGACCAACAGAAAACTCAATTTCTCTTTTGTATGCCTCTAGTCCTGCCTTTATATCGGCTTGTCTGATTGTCGGTGAATAGTCCTGTAAAATACCCTCATTATCATCAAGGTCAACACTACGATATAACCTTTTATTTAACTTTGCTACTCTATTACCTTTTAGTGCTGATTCATCAATATGTATAGCTCTTTCTCCACTTTCAAACTCCCAATCAAGCCTACCAAACTGAATATCTGCTATCTGAATAATGGGAAGTGCTGAGTCAAATATAGAAATAGGAGTCATAGAGCCGTCAATATCATTGTCAATAGGGTTACGATAATAGCCGAAAGCAGTTTTATTCATTGTGGGATATGTGATACTTTCTTCTAGGTATGCCCATTCTTCAATACTACTTAATGGTATCTTATTGCCTAATGTACTTTCACTGTCAGACACATAGGCAGAATTAGTAATTGTCAGTCCCTTGTCTTTGTCTAAGTCGTGATATTCAAGTCTTGTATAGAACTTGTTACCTAGCTTTTTAAATTCAGGAAATATAACTTTAATTAGTCTTCCGTCTGTATCGTATTCAACAGGTATAAAGGCATTGGCAGAAACAAACTGAACTTTACTGCCACCTAAAGGCTTTATAATCATAGCACCGGTGGCTAAACCCCTTTGAAAGTGTGTGTTAATGTTTCTAATTGCTTTCTTGTATATTTCATCAAGTGGCTTATAACTGACACTTGAAGTCATTTCAGACAAAGAAACATTGCTAAATTCTCTTACAATGGACTTTTCAAGTCTTAAACTGATAACATGGTATTCATCAAGCCACAAGGCTCTGCCTGAATAACTGTTCTGCCACACATCAATAGACTTTAACATTTCATCAGTTAAAGCAATATCAATATTAAGTGCATTCTTAATACTTCTTAGCTTTGTCGGAAACACTCTGCTCCACACTCCTTTCAAAAAATTTATAAGTCCCATTTTATCCCACCTTTATAAACCTTTTCATATTTCTTTCAAAGGTGTATTCAAAACTGTCAAGACTATCAATATCGGTAGATCCGTCATCAAGTCTTTCATCATTTAGCTTTTTATCGTTCCATACTGCCTCACACAAGGCTCTTTTCAAGCTATCACAACTGTCTGTAATAAAGAACCTATCTGCCCCCATAAGTCGCAAAGCACATTGAATACGGTCTTGTATAGGCATTTTCCTAGCCGGTCTAACAATAACATTAGGAAATTTCTTTTCAAAGGCTCTTTTTATACCTCTACCTAAAACAGTTTCGGCATTATCCCAATAAACATAATCAACTTTTCCTACCATATCAAAAACAGACTGTGCAAATTCTATTGCCAGTCTGTCTAAATCGTTACTATCATATTCTCCAAAGTGCCTTCTACTTCTAATTGCCACCAGCTCACTGTAATTATCAGTTGTACCGGTAGCAACAAACGCATGACCTGACTTATTACCACCAAAGTCAATACCAATAGTTACTTCTTGTAAAGAGCCTTTAAGTATCTGTTTGTATGGTAAATCAGGGTCAATCCTATCAACTAATTTACAGTAATATGCTTTTGGATTGTCGGCAAATTTACGGTAAATAGCACCTTCGGCACGAACCCACTTGCCTAAAATCAATCTATCATAATAGATAGTACCTTCATACTCATTACACAAGTTTTGTACAAATTCTTTAGACAAAAAGGAATTATCAAAGATAGTATATTCTTGCAAGTAAATATCTGCATCACTGTCAATAAATTGCTTTAACCAATGAGTAGGGTGTTCAGGGTTTAAACTACCGTCAAAGCAAGAATAAGGCTTATCAAGTCTTGACTTTAGCATAGCAAATACATCTTCATTCCACTTTGCTACTTCATCACCATAAATATATTTAGCTGAAGCACCTTGAATTTTTGCAACCTGACTAACCTTTTCAGCACCTAAACAATAAACATCTTCACCACAGATTTTAGCAATGTTACGACTGTTGATAGTTCCAACAACATCAGAGGTATATCGTTCTCTCATTGGCTGAAGTACATTTCTCTCAATAGTTTCTTTAGATACACCGATAATAAAGCAAAGTCCGTCTTTGCCTATTCTCTCCCTAATTCTCATAGGTACAATAAAAGTAACATCAACAAAACTTTTACCGGAACGAACTGCACCACTTTTTATGTTCCATCTATGGGTAGCATTTACAATATATTCTTTTTGCTTATTTGTGTAACCCATTCTTTGTACTCCTTAGTGCATCATCTTTAATCTCTTTCAAAATATTATCCAGCTTATTAAGTGCCGTTGTGTCTGTTTCTTCTTTCTGCTTATCTCTCCACTTATCAGGTCGTCTATTTTTAAGCCAAAATATTTGTGCCGTTGTATTGCCTTCCAAAGCTGATGAAAGCAAAGCATTTTCAACTTCATAGTCAACAACTTCTTTGCCCTTTTTTAAGGCTTGTAAAATCGGTAAATGATTTGTTTTATAGTTAAATAAAGTCTTAACTGAAATACCCATATTCTTTGCTATCTGTTCATCAGTTAAACCATCTCTAGCCCAACCTTCTAGCAATAATAAATTTTCCTTTAGTAACCACTTTTGATATTTTCCCTTTGCCAAATCCACCACCTCTCTTTATTAAAGCACAGTTATTTACTACTACCATTCCACCATGCTTCAAAGTTCTTTTCTCTTCGTTTTCTTGCATTTTCATATGTTGTTGTAGTTCGCCTATGCTCTAAAGTAGGGTCAATAACTTGTCTCTTTTGAAATTTTTTCTGTGCCTCTCTTGCAGCTAATATTGCTTTTGTTATTGCTCTTTTTTCTTTTAATAGATTTTGATTTTCAAAAGCTTTATCAATACTACCCAGCTTAGCTACTTTCTTTTTTAAATTTTCATCTCTTGCTTCATAATAGTCACTCATTTTTCTAAGCTCTTGCTTAGATGCCTTGTCAATAAGACTAAAATCCCCACTTTGTGCAATCTTTTCATAATTGCTATTTTTCTTTATATCCGGATTATTTCGTTCCAAAGCTCCACTTTGTTTAGAAGCATGGTACATAAATCTTGCACCCATTTTTGAAACGGGTTCGCCATTACCGTAAGCACTTCTAGCTGAGCTTGTTCCACCTCTGCCACCCATTACTCTGACCTCCTAAATTTTTCTTGAAATGACTTCACTTGTACTATATTGCCTTTACATTCTTCCGGTACTGTGCCGTAAAAAATAATCTGTGTAGGTTCTAACCGTTCTAACATTTCATTATAGCCTTGCAAAAATAATTCTTTATCTTTGTTACTTTTCTGTGTGCCTACGCTGGATACTGCAACAATACTGTTCTTTGGTTCTCCATCAAAGCAATAATTATAACTAACTTCATCACTCCAACAAATTGTAGGTATTACCTTGATACCATACATCTGCCAATATGCAGCCAACCAATGCTTTTTGTAATGATTATAAATCTGCAAGGCTCTAGGGTAGTCGGAATAAAGGCTAAAATCAGGTGAAAGTACAAAGGGGTATTTCATTAACACCTCAATATATTTTTCAGGATTATTCCATAATCGTTGGAACTGATAATCATCAAGAAAGAAATGCACTCCACAGTCTTTCTTCTTGCTACTCATTGCATAATTAAAGCCAATTAGTTTTTCTAAATTGTAAATATTATCTGTAGCATTGATGATAGGAATATTAAAAATACCTTCACCTTCAAAAATGAATTTTGTTGTGTTCTCATAACTGAACTTATTTTTGTACATTAAATCACCTAATTTCTTATACAACAAAACCCACCTAATCACTTTTAGGTGGGTAATGCTGAATTTTTTACAAGAGGAATAGTAGAAGTGAAAATCATTCTTGCAATCTTATCTATCTCTTTCGGTTTTCCATAATATCATTATAGCACTTGTTAGGGTGTCTTTTAATGTCCTCTTTTAAAATTTCTGAAAAAGCTTGTAAGGCTCTGCCATGAACCTTGTACACATATCTCAAATCATAATTCATACAATCAGCTACCTGCTCCCATGTTTTATGATTTAGGTAATACTCTGTCAGAACTGTTTTATATCGTTCATCAGTCAGCATATGTATAAGGGTTCTGGCTTGTTCCTTTAATTCTACAAGTCCGGCAATTTCTTCATTGATTTTGTCTTGTAATAAAACAATCTTATCAATAATCTTTGTAAAGTCACCACCACTACCGGAACTCTGTACCCTTTCACCTTGGCTCTGTGGACTTACTTGTAGTGACTTTAACTTTAGGTGATACAGTTCATCACTCTTAGTATTAATGCTTATATCAGCAAATCTTACACGATTAAGGTACTCTTTAGCGTTCAAGGTTATCACTCCAATCTAAAGCCTGTCCACACCTTTGGCAATAAGCATTTATAACGCCATTATCTTTGCCACTATCCATAGTTATTTCACCATACCGAGGGCATCTCTTAAAAGTTGAACTGTAACAACTTGGCATCACTTTCTCAGGTGTTTGTTTTGCAACAACATCTCTAATAGTGTCCATTGCTTCTTCAATAACCCCACTAGTGAAAGGCATTTCTTCTTCAATGATTTCAAGTGCTCTTTTAATTTCCATTATTATCACTCCTTAATTTCAAAATCTCGTGATATTCTTCATCAGTTAAGTTAATTCCTGTTCTCACATAGATGCAATCAACGCAATAACTTGAGTATTGCAATCCGCATTTTTTACAAGGCATTGTAGGTCACTCCTTATCTCAACATACTTCGGCAATGAAAGTAGATGTGCTTTTTATAAATTTTTGCCCTACAAGGTTTACCAATAACTTTGTGTGGTCTGAGTAAAACTTCATCATTTTTAGCGTAATATTCCTCGATTTTATAAAAATCGCAATATTTTTCGAGATACATTTCTCATTATCCTTTCCTTTCCTCTCCTAAAAGTTCGGGATTGTCATAGATATTGCCAATGACTTCAATATCTTTTGAATAATAGTGTCTACCTAATCCCAAATAGGTTGAATCATAATCAATACCAAATTCAGTTGCATTTGCATTATACACAACAACACCAACAACACTATAATTATCAATGCCATAACTGCTATAAAAATTACAAATATCTCCTTCAAAAATTTTTGTGCCGTTCTTGTCAACCATACCTATGTACTGTCCGACTGTATCTGCGTAAACGGGATATTTTTCAATTGTAGGCTCTTGCTGATAAATTATTGCAAAATCGCCATCACCATTCTGTGGAAAAATACCGCCGTAAACCCAATTGCTTTTTATTTTCTCACCGTTTAATTTGACTTTTTCGCCATATCTGCGAGTTTGACCTCTAAATAATATTTCTCTCATTTTATCACTTCCAAATACTCTCTTAATTTCCATTATTGTTACTCCTTATTATTTCAACATCATCCAGTTTACATACCACTAAAGAATTTGTAGCTAAGTTGTCTTGTAGTTCAGCTTGATATATAAACTTGTTTTCTTTTGTACTTCGTCTGATAATACAACCAACCAAGTTATAAAGACTTCCCTTATAACTTACTTGCCTATTCAAATATTTCTTAACTTGAGAAATGTCCATTTACAGGCAACTCCTTTATCCTGATATAGATACCGGGAATATCTGCCCAAAACTTTTCTACCAGTTCAGAACAAACAAGTGCATCATCTTTCCAAAAGCCTAACTTAGTCATTACATCTTTCAAAAGCTTTTGTAAGTTATCTGTATCAGGCTTTGTTGTACGATAGTCCCCATCACTATGTTTTCCCTTTAGTGGGAAACACCACTTTGTAACAAGTGATACACCTGAAACAAACATTTCCTTTGGAACATATTTGCTTAAATATGCTTCAAGTTTTGACCTAGCCTCTTTTAGTCTTGGTTCTTCATAGAAGATTGGTTTACCGTTCACATAACTAATCTTCTTTTCTTGATGTGTAATTGTTGGTGGGTCCATAGGCATAAAAAATTCAGTAGTCTTCATTTTATATCCTTTCTATGTAAATCGTTTATTTTTAAACTTCTGCTTTTTCGTGTATATTATTACTTAATATAAAAGGGGAATTTAAAACCCCTTTTATATATATATAATATATATAGTTTGTCTTTGTCCCGGACAAAGTCGATAAGTTATTCGAGAATGTCCCTCTCAGGGACATTCAATTTTTATCGAGTTTGACCCTGTGAGGGACAGACAAATTAATCGAGTTTGTCCCTGTCCCTATATTGATAAATTTTAAGTTTAATTCTTAATTAGAATTATTTTTCAACCCTGTATTACCGTTATCAATCCAAAAACCACCATGTTCTTTTAGCTTTCTTCTGATAGTTTTTTCTGATTGACCTATATATGATGCAAGGTCTTCAATACTGGCTTGACTATTTTCTTGAACTGCACTAAAGGCAACTTCTAATGATTCTTTTCGTTCATTCTTTCGTTCTTCAGCACTCTTTTTGTTGCCAAAATTTTTCTTGTAATTTGAGTTTTTACTATTCATTTGGCTACTACTGTCAATATCACTTAAAACACCTGTATCGTCAATCTGATGTATAGGATAATTGAACCAACAGTTGATTGGTGAGAACCTAGGGAACTCTCTTAATGTACCTTCAATTCTCCAAGCTGAACGAGTTTTGATGGACTTTCTTTCTTCTTGAAATTCAGCCCTAGCCAAAGCTAAAGTATTCTTACTTAGCTTATTTTCGGCTATCTTTTCCATATTGTAGGAACTTTCTAAATCATCCTGAGAAACCTCCTCATCAATATTAGAAACAAATCTTTTCAGATATTTATAGTAAATAGCACATTCAGCTTTGTTCTCTTGATACTTAATAAGATTATCGTCAATTTCAAGTTCTATAAGGTCTAACATGGCATCAGGGTCACGAGCAAAAACACCACTACCTGAGGCTCTGTCCATAGACTTCTTAGTACCTTGATTACCTTTTGAGTGATGGTGACAGTAAATTACTGCACATCCCAGTTCGGCACAAATTTTGTCAAACTGATTACAGAACTTAGACATCTGTTCTGCACTGTTTTCATCACCTGTAAGAACCTTGTATATAGGGTCAATAATAACTGCTATATAGTTCTTTTTTAAGGCTCTACGGATTAGCTTAGGTGCTAATTTATCCATTGGTGAGGCTTTACCTCTTAAATGCCATATATCAATATTCTTTATGGCATTAGGTTGCCAATTTAGTTTCTTATATACATCAGCAAATCTATGTAAACAACTTGCTTTATCAAGTTCAAGATTAACATACATAACTTTACCTTTAGTACAATTAAAACCTAGCCACTTCTTCCCCTCAGCTATTGCAATAGTAAGTTCAATAAGTGCAAAAGACTTACCGGCTTTAGATGGTCCGGCTATAAGCATTTTGTGACCTTGTCTGAGAACATTATCAATTAATGGTGGTGATAGTTCAGGTAAGTTATCAAAAACTTCTGTTAGGTTTTCCGGTTCAGGTAAATCATCATTAATACTTTCTATCCACTCATACCATTCATCCCAACTTTCTTTGCCTATGTTGGTATCAAGTAAATATTGTTTCTTACCTTTTCTTTCAATACCGGGCATTCTGCTTAGTCTTGATGGGTTTTTGTTCTGCTTATCTGTAATAAAGCCGTTCTTGTCACAAACTTTATAAAGATAATTTACTCTCTTACTGTATTCTTCATAATTTGTAGCATTTATCTTTACAATAGCGTGAATAGATTTATTACCTGTATGTACAAGACAAGCTACCGGCAATTCAAGTTCTCTGATAATAGTATTTTGAGTTTCAATAGGTATTTCATCAGATTCTACAAGTGCATAACGGTAGTCGGTTACATTGTCATTTTTAACACCTTTACCGTCTAAAGGATTAAACCTTATCCAAGCACCTACATCTTTGTTATAATCCCCAAATACTGCACCTATATCATCATCTTTCAACTTTGACAATTCTTCTATTAACTGACCTGCAGTTCTATCATAATTACCCTTTGTAGGTAAGTTCTTACCGTCAGCAGTTTGCCAACAGTCTGTTACATATCCCACATTATCGTCAGCCTCAAACAATACACTAAGGTATTTAATAAGTTGTTCTTTAGGGTGCCACTCCTTAGGTAGCTTTAATTCTTCAATTTCAAAACCACCGTCTATAACTTTCAATGGGTCATTACTGATTTCATCATCCCAGTTCATAGCTTCATCAGGTGCACCAACAGGTGGCTTGTAACCAAAGTTACAAGCCATTTGATATATAGTGCCACCTGTTACCGGTGAAGAACTTCCGTTAAATGTTGCCCATTTTTTATGACATTCACCACTGTGGTATCTGCTACTATCTCTACTGCTCCAGTTATCCCAATCATATTCAGAATAACCTTCTTGTTTAAGAGCCATACCAACATTAATCCATTCCTGATAGTCTAGCCTTGAAGGGTCAATATATTTAATTAATTCAACTAAATTCAGCTTATTATTCATAGCTATTCACCCTCTCTATACTGTGACGGATTGATGTTTCTAGGTACATGCCAACCATTAGCAGCAATTCTATCTATCATTTTCTTTGCATTTTCAAATTGCCATTCACCAACATGCTGAAATCCATAACGCTCTAAACATCTTATCTGCTTAGGTGTGGTAAGTCCTGTTTCTTTGCGTTTCTGTAGTCTTTCAAGTAGCATTGTAACCTTACCGGCATTATCAATTTCATCCGGAAAAATACCTAGTTTTTCAAGTGCTTGTACTTGTTTTTTGCTAGGTGGTGCCATCTCCCAACCAAAAGCCGGTACATATGAAGATAAATCTTCTGCTTGAATTGACATTTCAAATTGCAAAGGGTCAACAAGTTTTCTTTTTCTTGTTTTCATTTTTTGCAGTTGTTCTGCAAGTGCTCTTTCTCTCTGTTCAACAACATCTTCTGATGCCTTTTCCTCAGCCTCTTCAATATCAACAGGACAACCTGAATTTTCTGCTAAATTCTCAGTCATTTTCTTTGCCACTTCGTCAGATGTACAAATTAAGTGAGCAGGTCTGCATAGTTCGTGTCTTTCTGTATGCCACAAAAAATCAAGAAGTAATAAATCTTCCTTACCTTCACATAGTCTTGTACCTCTGCCAACCATTTGACAATAAAGACCTCTTACTTTTGTTGGTCTTAATACAATAATACAATCAACTGATGGACAGTCCCAACCTTCCGTTAAAAGCATTGAATTACACAGAACATTGTATTTATCATTTTCAAAATCACTTAATACTTCTGCTCTATCTGTACTGTTGCCATTAACCTCAGCTGCATTAAAGCCCTGAGTATTTAAAATATCTCTAAACTTCTGTGAAGTCTTTACAAGTGGCAGAAAAACTACTGTCTTTCTGTTTGCACAATACTTCTTCATTTCTGTTGCTATTTGATACAAATATGGGTCCAGTGCAGTATCAATATCACTGGCTTTAAAGTCACCGGCTTGTGTTGATACACCTGATAAATCAAGTTTAAGTGGTATTGTTACTGCCTTAATAGGAGTTAAATACCCTTCCTTAATAGCTTGTGGAAGGGTATACTCATATGCTAGGCTATCAAACACTTGTCCTAGATTTTTCATATCACCTCTGTCAGGCGTTGCAGTAACACCAAGTACATTAGCCTCAGAAAAATGTTCAAGTATTTTTTGGTAACTATCGGAGATAACATGATGTGCTTCATCAATAATAATTGTGTCAAAGTAATCACAACTAAATTGATTTAGTCTTTTATCTCTCATAAGTGTTTGGACTGAACCTACAACAACTCTATACCAACTGTTAATACAGGAGTTTTCAGCTTTTTCTACTGCACTTTTCAGTCCGGTAGCCTTTTCTATTTTGTCAGAGGCTTGTTCTAACAGTTCGCCTCTATGGGCAAGGATTAAAACCCTTGCCCCTTGTCTTACACAATCTTCTGTAATCTTTGCAAAAACTATTGTTTTACCACACCCAGTAGGAAGAACCAAAAGAGTTTTCTTGTCCCCACTATTCCACTTTTCAAAAACCTTTTCTTTTGCCTCTTGCTGATATGGTCTTAACTTAATTTCACCCATTAAAACTGACCTGGCACAAAGGCTTTAGGCTGACTGTTTTGTTGTGGGGTTTCATTAGGTTCTAAGAATTCTTTGATTCTGTTAATTTCTCTTTCTTCGCCTTTATCATTAGTGTATTTATCTACACTAACCTTACACTTACCTTTTCTGCCTGTTACTTCACTCCAATTCATTCGTAAAGGTTCTCCATGTTTTCTCAAACCAATAGAAGTAAAGAACTGACACAGTTTCCACTCAACTTTTTTGTTAAGAAGTAGGTTTTCTCTAACAGTAGCAGAACCTGCTTCTGAAGTTAGCTTAATTGATAGTTCAGCTTTAGGACAAGCTGACATCTTTGTGCTACCTTCAAATCTCTTTCTTTCAAAGCCTAAAATTTCAAAATCGTATGTACCCTCAGGAAGAAGAACAAACTCACTATCATTTTCAATGGTGTCATCCCAGCCCATTGCTACATCATTGTTATTGTATTCTGCCATATAAAATCATCCTTTCTTTAATCAAATGGTAAATCATTGTTTTGGTTAATCAGTCCTACAACTTTATCCCAGAAAGTAATTAACCAACCTTCAATAAACTCATTACCATAGTCCTTTATCTTAGTATCTTGTGGGAAATATCCCTTTTGTGCCACAACAAGTTGAATATCCTCTTCTGACACATTATCAGCTTTCATCAGATCTACTAACTTCTTAGGCAATCCTTCCGGAATCGGAACATTAGTTGCTTGTTGCTCCACCGGTGGTGAAGTTGGTACATCATCTTCTACAAGGTCATCAAGTTCAGAAATAGGGTCACTTGTAACTACTTGTTGTGGTTTTGGTTCTGATACAACAGTAGTTGTTGTACTGTCACTAGGGATAAATGGAGAAATCACAGAGTATTCAAAAGGTACTTCCCTATCAAGACCGTATCTGTTTTTTGCATCCCAACAAGGATTATGCTCTGTGTACATTACTCTCTTGCCACCTGTAGCCTTGTACTTGTTGTTGTCTGTTTTCTCCACATAAGTCTTATAATTAACAAAGAATACTGCATCTGCCCATTCTTTTAATAAAGGAGCATTTCTTTTGTCCAGCTTTAGTTCCCATCTATCATAAGCACCCATTTCATCAGGTTGTTCAAACTTTCTCATAGTAGCATGAGCAAGTACCACAACATTAATATGTATATCAATCAAGTCTTCTAACAGATTAAGTATCTTACCAAAAGCCTCTGACTGATATACATAACCTTTGCCATAGCCAAAGTCCTCAATACCTTTCTTCTGTGCAGATGCACATACTGATTGACCACATAACTTTTCAAGCCAATCAGCAGTATCAAGAACAAATGTTTTGCATACATTAGGGTTCTGCTTAACATATTCAATCTGTTTAATAACCATCTCCATGGAAGTTGGTCTATCAAATCTTCTAACATTAAGTCTTTTTGTGCCACCCTCTGTATCGCAAAACACAGGACTAGGAAACTTAGATGCCATTGTTGACTTACCAATTCCCTCAGGACCATAAATTACAATCTTTTGTGCTGACATAATTACACCACTTGAAATATTCATCTTGTACCTCCTTGTTGCCAATTAGATATTGGCACTCTTTCACCATTAACATCAATTACTGTATTGTCGATTGCGAACTGTAATAGTTCAGCTACAACACTTTGAAGAGTTTTGCCTGTCATACTTGCAATAACAGTAATTGGAACATACTGTTCAGGCTCAACCCTTACCCTTGTATATCCACAGTTAAGTGCTTTGCCTGTATTAGCAAAGATTAAACATTCTTTTGGTTTGTTGTTAGTTGTCTTTTTTGTAGTAGCCATAATTAAAATTCTCCCATCTTAAATTCCTTTTTTACAAAAGGCTTTTGTTCTGTATTCTTAACATATCCATCTTCAATAATGATGGAACATTCATCTCCGGTTGACACTCTGGTTGCAATAGCCTGTAAGTTCTCACTTTCAAGCCACTGATTAAATTCTGCCAGTGTTTCAACATCCATTTGTTCCAGCTTATCTAATAGTACAAAACCACAATTCGGATTTAGCTTTCTGATAATAGCAGTAGCTACTTTTAACTGCTCTGCTCCACTCATATTGTCCCACTTATAGCCTTTATAAGTTAATTCTTTACCTTCAACTGATAGACCCGGTAAAGGGAGATTAGCATTGTTAAGTAGGTCATACTTCCTCTTGCGTATTTCTTCAATCTTATGTGTTAGACTGTTGTACTGGTCTTGATAATTCTTAGCATCTTCTTCAGCTTTCGCTTTATCAAGATTTGCTCTAACCTTACGGTTAATACTATCAATATTAGCAATACTTTCTTCAAGTTCAGCAGTTGACTTATCTTCAAGTCCCTGTACAGAAGTTTTTGCAATTTCAATGTCAGATATTATAGTTCTTCTCTTATCCTTTAATTCTGCTAAATTACTTTCTAAAGTAGCAATTTGGGCAGTAAGGGACTCGTTCTGACTTTCCAATGAACTTAAATGTTCCCTTTTCTTTTGATTCTCACCGTTCTGCACAAGTATTGCTTGTTGTTGCTTAATTAAGTCATAAGGAGAAATAAGTTCAGAAGGTACACCCTCATACTCTTCCATTTCAAGAGCATACTTCTTCTTTTGATCTGCAATCTGACCGATAGCGTGTCTTTGATTGTATGTTGTGGTTTCTTCATTTTCCAGCATATAAAGTTCATCACCAACACCAATAATCTGTAGTAGAATATCTGCCTTTTCTTTTCCTGATGCACTCATAAACTTTGGTAAATCAAGAGCAAAAGAACTGATAAATTCATTCAGCAATGTTTGTCCACTTTTGTTGCCTTCCGGGTCAATGACCTTTAAGCTACTATTCTTGCCACTTCTCTCAACCACAATACCGTTAGATAGCTTAATCTTTAGGTGTGGTGGAATTGTAGAACCATCTCTCTTAGGAGATGATGGCATAAACTTGTTACCACCAAGACACCATGCAATACTATCCAGTACAGATGTTTTGCCTTGACCGTTTCTACCACCAAGGACAGTTAAACCCTCAGCAGTAGGAGTTAAGGACACAGCCTTAACTCTTTTAACATTTTCTACTTCTAATGATGAAATCTTAATTGACATTTTTACTATTCCTTTCATTTAAAAAACTTGACATTTTAGAAATTTTTCTCTAAAATGAAATAAGATTATTCTAATATGTTCCATAATAGGAACACCTTTCAGGTCACTAAGAAACTGCAATTTCTTAGTGGCTTTTTCTTTTGTTTTGGTTTTCCGGTAACTTTTTGCAAAGTCCTAAAGCACCTCTATTCTCTCTTCCAAGTCTTTGGTACTTATCGATATAATGACAAGTTGTGTTAAGTTCACACTTGTAACACTCACACTTTCTGTCCTCATTCTTGTATAACATTTTCTTTTCCCCCCCTAATTAAAATGTCACACATATATTAAGAACTGCAGCTGCAATCCAATATGTTGCCATTTTGAAATCTTTACCTACTCCATAGACTATTGCAGCACCTACATCTAAGATAATCAACAATAGTGGAAAAATGTACTTAGTGTTCATACCTCTTCGCCCTCTAGAGTTGTTACAACTTCTTCCGGTTTTGTGCCTAGTGCCTCTTCAAAACACCTTGTTTGGAAATCATCCTTAGTGATACAAAGGTTCTCCCTACTGTATGCAACTTTGAAGTCTGCTAAAATATTAGACAATATGCGTGGCACAATGTACACAAAACCAAAGTAGAGAAACGGAATAAGTAAGAAACCACCATACTTTGACAGTAAATTGATATGTAACACTAAGGAAACAATGATTGTAACCACTATTGATACTGCCAGTCCTACTGCTTTAATCTTTTCTTTCATCTTCACTCTCCAACTTTCTCAGCAGTCTTGCTATCTGATTTTGACTTTCCTTAATCCTCTCAAGCAAGTGCCTTTGTTCGTTCATCACTTCGTTCCAGCTATTCTGTAGCCACTTGGTATTGTCAGTATGTGCCTTATTCAGACAACCTATAACACCTAGGACTAGAAGTAAAAATGCTAGAATGATAACTGCAATAGTGAAACTTCCCACTTTTTTCACTTCCTTTCTTTTGCCTAATTCAGTAGTGCTGAATCAGGATGGTTATTCACATAGTCAGTCATACCCTGACTTATTCTTGAACATATGCCATTAATGTAGCGTTGTTCTTGTTCCTTGGTTAGATGGTTGGTCTTGTTGCCGTTGTGGTCCTTTTCTGCCCACAACACTTGCTTGCCACCATCATTAACCCATACCCTATACGCTAACTCTTTTGCCATTTCATCACCTCACTAAAAGTTATGTTGTGCCTTGATTGTCCTATTCGTCAATTTTCCTTACATATCTGAAAAAGTCATTCAAATCAAAACTATCAGCCTCTCTTTCCTTTAGAATAAAACCATCTAAAGAAACATATTGAACATAATACTTAATGTTGTGGAGTCCCTCCGGAGTATTTCTGTCCTTTGGTAGTTCTCTTTCTATAAGCCTTATTCTTATAAGGAAATCTCTGGCAACCCTACTTTTCTCCAAAAACTCACCTACTTTCATAAGTCCCAATTATGGGACAGTTGATATGGTATAATTACTTGTGGGTAATTATCAGCTTATTAAAGTTCACATATCGTGTACCTGTTAAGTAAAAAAAAGAGTCTCTATTGTTGTATCTAACAGTCTAGCAATTCTTAGCTTTACTTCATCTCTAGGTATTCTTTGACCTGTTTCGTACATACTTAGAGCAGATAAGCTGATATTTACTGCATTACAGAAATCTTCTCTAGAGATATTTTTATTTTCTCTTAGAGTTTTAATTCTGCTACCAATCTTAATTGGGTTCATCTCTGACACCACCTTTCTATGTTCACGATTTGTGAACAACTATATAATAGCATAGTAGTTTTTCATTGTCAACACATTTTGTGAATTTTTCTCTTGATTTTTTTCACATATCGTGATATTATAATTTTGTACTCAGGTACACTATAAAGGAAAATTATAAATCATTTATTATATTGGGGTATATTATGTTTGCAGATGTATTGAAAAGATTAAGAACAAATGCAGGACTTAATCAAGAAGAATTAGGCAAAAAATTAGGACTAGCTAAAAGCACAATCAGTATGTATGAAAATGGAACTAGATTTCCTAATATGGAAACTTTAGAGGCTATTGCTGATTATTTTAATGTTGATATGAACACTTTAACGGACTCAAAAAATACACAACCTACAATAGACACCAGTAGTATTCAATATGCTGCATATCAAGAGTTAGAGGGTGAATCTGATGAAGTAGTTAAGGATGTTATCAATTTTATTAAGTTTAGAAAGTCACAGGAAAAGAATAACGAATAAAGGAATAATATGACACTTACTGAGGTATATAGAGAAATAGACAGAAATGGTATTGATGTGTACTACTTTCCTATGGAAAGCAATGCTAAAGGAATAGCCTTGCCGGATGGAAGTATTGCTATTGATACAGATAAAATCGAAAACGATATAGAAGAAAAAGAAGTTGCATATCACGAATGTGCACACATTAAAACAGGTAGTTTCTACAATCTTCATTCCCCATTTGACATTAAGGAAAAGCAAGAAAAAAGAGCTTGGAAAGAAACTATTATAACACTTGTACCACTTGATGAATTTACTGAGGCTATAAACAGTGGTATTACACAGTGTTGGGAACTTGCAGAACTGTTTGAAGTATCTGAGGGTCTTATGCAAAAAGCTATGGAAATGTACTACAATGTAGTTAATAATATAGAATAAAAACAAAACCTCAACTACCGTTTTGTGCTTGAGGCTATAATAAAAGAAAAAGCACTACCTTGCTGGGAACAAGATAGTGCTTATATGAAAGCAAAGAGTGGTTATTTCACTTTCAGTATAATTATAATATATTTTGGCATATTATGTCAATAAGTACAAATAAAATTATGTGCCATTTCTTTTATTGTTGCTTATTTTAATCATTTTTGAAATTTCAGTTGACAAAATCATATATAATTCCTATAATAATAACATAGAATTTTGACAACTGGAGGTCGTGTTATGACAGATGAACAGATTATGAATAAAATTGGTAAAAACGCTTTAAAAGAACTAATTAACAGAATGAATTACGGACATGCCATGGGATTAGACTTTATATTTACTAATCCTATATTAAACACTCCTAGTGCTAAAAGCAATCGCCAAACTATTATTAATCTAGCTATTGACCAAGCATTAGAAGATGGTTGCAACGATAATCTATTAACAGGTTTTGATTATCGTTATAAAAGTAACAAAAATCATTCTTGCTATCATATTGAATTATCAAAAAACGGTTACATATTGACCCACTCTTCCGGAAATAAAAAAAGCTTTCCTAGAAAAGCATTGTATAGAGAAGATTTATGTACAAATCAGTTATCCTTATTTACTGATGAACAAACTTCTGAGATGAAATACGGCATTTTAATGCACGCATCTAACTTAGAGCCAGGTTCTGTTCAAAAGATAGGTTTAGGAATACCTGATAGTAATTGTAAGACATGGAGTAACTTTATTGAACTTACTAATCCTTATAGCTTAAATAGAATAAATAATATCATTGAACAATATCCAGAAACAGACATTGAAAAGTTTAACTTTAAATTAAAGGATAGAATGAAAAAATTACAAAATAACGGGTGAATATAAATGGCTACTGGAATTATAATTAATCCGGATAAATTAAAAGAAGCAAGGGAAGCCAGGGCGTACAATATAACACAACTGGCTGAACTTGTTGGTGTTACAAGACAAGCAATGTCAAAATATGAAAAAGGAAATTCCAATATTAGTATAGGTATTTTAACAAAAATATCTGATGTACTAGACTTTCCAAGATCATTTTTCTTAAAACCAACAGAAGATATACCTTCTGTTGGAACTGTTTTTTATAGAAGTATGAAATCATCTGAAGCTAATGTAAGAAATATGATCCATATAAAATGTAGATGGGCGTACCATTTTTATAACTATTTAGAAAATATTATTACTATGCCGGAAGTTAATCTTCCAAACTTTGATAACATATTAAATAATCATGATGATTTAACTTATGAAAAAATTAATGAAGTTGCCAATTATTTAAGAGGTTATTGGCAACTAGGTAAAAGACCAATAGGAAATCTAATCCAATTATTAGAACAAAATGGATTTATCGTTTCCGGTGGTAAAATTAACGCTGATAAAACAGATGCGTGTTCTGAAATGATTGGTAATAAACCAGTAATTTTCTATGATAAAACATTGAAATCAGCATGTAGAATTCGATTTAGTTTGGCTCACGAACTTGGTCATATGATTTTACATAGTTATATTACAAAAGAAGATTTAGAAGATAAAGATACACTAAAAAGAATTGAAAAGGAAGCAAATACATTTGCATCTTGTTTTTTATTACCGGAAAACTTTATGTTAGATGTTTATTCTACTTCTCTAGAGTCTTTTTTATATTTAAAAGAAAAATGGAAAGTATCTATTGGTGCAATGATATATAGATGCAAGGATTTAAAAATAATTGGCGATAGTCAATATCTTTCATTAAGAAAGAAAATTTCTTATAAGCATTGGGTAAAAGTTGAACCATTAGATGATATTATTCCATATGAAAAAACTTCTTTATTCAAACAAGCTATTAACTTTATAATAGATAATTTATCTATTACCAAATATGATATTGTTAATCATTTTTCATTAAACAAAAAAGATTTATCGGATATAGTGGGTGTACCAACACAATTTTGGGAGGATGATAGTTTTACCCCTAAATTTCAAATCATTAAATAATATAGATTTAAGGTGATAAAATGAACAATTATATTTTAATAGCTGGAGTTAATGGTACAGGTAAGTCAAGTTTAAGAGGTGTACTAGAAGGTCAGAATGTTCTTCTAGGTCACATTATAGATGCAGATGTTATTGCAAAGGAAAACAACTTTGATAACATTAAGGCAGGTAAAAAGGCAATAGAAGAAATAGACTACTGCCTAGATAACAATATTTCTTTCACACAAGAAACTACTCTTGCCGGTCATAGAACTGTACGAACCATTAAACAAGCTAGAAAACAAGGCTACTATGTTACAATGTACTATGTTGGTCTTAATTCAATGGAAGAAAGCATAAACCGTATTGCTAACAGAGTTAGAAAGGGTGGTCACAACATTCCTTCTGATGATGTTAAACGCAGATTTGACAAAAGAATTAAGTCGCTGGAATCTGTACTTCCACTTTGTGATGAAGTTATCTTTTACGATAATGAAAACGGTTTTGTAAAAGTAGCCGAAATCAAAAATAATAAATTCCAATATTCCAACGGTTATAAACCACAATGGATTGTGGACTATAAAGAGGCTTTGAAGTTATAAGAATAGTTAAAACATAATAAATTTACATATAAGCCTAGTTATTTAAGTACCCAATTCGTAAAAACACCCTATTTTTACGAATTGCCTAAAAAATATAATAAAAAATCGCCCTTCGGTGTTGGTAGCACCAAAGGACGATAATCATTACACAGGGTGCAATGATACTATTTCATAGCAAGTAATATTGTATCATACCCTTGTAAATTTTTCAATATAATTTACAAGGGATTTTTGCACCCTTTTTTAGATAAGAGAGGAGCAAAATAAATGGATGATTTAAAAATGGCAGCTGCTTACATCAGAGTTAGCACAGATGATCAGACAGAGCTTTCACCGGATAGCCAAATTAAAGTTGTTAGAGAATTTGCAAAACAAAAAGGCTACTTGATACCTAAAGAATATATTTTTCGTGATGACGGTATTTCCGGTAGAAAGGCAAGTAAGCGACCTGAGTTTAACCATATGATAGCAGTTGCTAAACAAACCCCTTCCCCATTCTCTGCAATTATGGTGTGGAAGTTTAGCCGATTTGCGAGAAATCAGGAAGAGGCTATTTTCTATAAGGGTATGTTGAAAAAGCGTGGTATTGATGTTATTAGCACATCAGAGCCTATTATAGATGGTCCTTTTGGTAGTTTGATAGAGAGAATTATTGAATGGTTTGATGAATACTACTCTATCAACCTATCCACAGAAGTTAAACGAGGAATGACAGAAAAGGTCAGCAGAGGTGGTGCAGTATCTATACCGGCATTTGGATACGATATTGTCGATAAGAAGTATCAAGTCAACCCTATCAATGCTCCTATTGTTCAGAGAATTTTCATCAAGTACCTTAATGGTGTTGGATGCAGAGCAATAGCCAATGAACTGAATGACCTAGGCATTAAGACAACTAGAGGTAATAACTGGGAAAACAGAACCATTGAATACATATTGCGTAATCCGGTTTACATAGGCAAAATTCGTTGGAACCCTAAGCGAAGAACCAGGAGAAATTATGATGATAAAGATATAATGATTGTTGATGGTATTCATCAGCCTATTATAGATACTGACATATTTGATAAGGTCCAGAAGAAGTTAGACGAAAACAAAGCAAAATACAGACCCTACATTACTGACAGGCAAAATGGCAAGGAATATATGCTTAAAGGTCTTGTTAAGTGTTCTAACTGTGGTGCTACAATGTCTATGTCTTGCAATGGTTTACAGTGCATAAAATACACTCATGGCACTTGCAAGGTATCACACTACATTCAGCTTAATAAACTAAATGAAGTTGTTATTAATGCTATTGATGATACTCTAAAGAGTGGTGACTTTCAGCTAAAGCCAAAAGAACAACCACACGAAGAACCACAAGAACTGAACATTGATTTTATGATAGAAAAAGAAAATACAAAGTTAAGAAGAATTAAAGAGGCCTATGAGGAAGGTGTTTATAACCTTGCTGAATTTAAGCAGAGGAAAGAGTTAATTGAAAGCAAGATACATTCATTACAAAAGCAAAATAAACCACCAGAGCCTAAGCCAGATCACCTTTTAGCGAAGAAAAAACTAATGAGCAGAAGAAAAGAAATTATCTCTACTCTTAAAAGTAAGTCAACTCCTGAAGTGGAAAAAAACGCATTGCTATGCACTTTTATCGATAAAATCATCTTCAATCGTTCCCTATCTTCCGTTGAGTTATTTTTCTGTTTTTGAATTATAACTTTTGGGATATGGGGGACCTGATGGTGAGCTCGGTGCATCACTTAGATATTTAAGTCAGAGGTACACA